GGAGAATGTCTCGGTGACTTCGCCCTTTGCAATCTTGAATGTAAAGTCTACAGTCTGCGCGTCTGTTCCAGCGCCTCCTGCTGTTGGAAATTCAGGAAGAATTGGGAAGACAAACTGAGCGCCTGTAGCGGCTGTGAAAGTTACTGAGATAGTTGTATCTGGCGCTTCTGCCGCAGCCCATAGAGCCTCGCATACAGAAGAAGTCTTACCCCAGTCTGCCAACATTGAAAGAGCAAAAGTTCCTTCTACGTTAGTAGTCTTGTAAGCCTCGCCATCGAGAGTCTGATATGTCTCGCGTACGTTTGTCTTTGTTAGGACTGCTGAAAGTGCCTGAGCCTCGATATCTGTTCCACCTGTGAAAGATAGAGAAATATCGCGACCTGTGATTACTGTGGTTGCCATTATTTATCCTTAGTTAGTTTGTGTGTAGTAGGTAGAAACTCTGATATCTGCCACTAAGCAATTAGAAGGCCCGACCTGAGTTACTGTTGGTTTTTCAACCGCTCCGACTGTATATCCCACCGGGATAACCTTCAGAACGCTTATTACTAGTTGCTCGAGGTTGTCGAGCGATGCGGGGTTACTGTTATATGCAACCGCGACTGAGATAACGAGATTAATCTTTATGTGAAGTGTCGACTTATTAATAGTCTCTAGTTCGAGATAAGGAGAGTCCGGGACTGTCACCACGAAAGGAACCATAGGAGCCTCTGGGACGTACGCGTAGACGTTGCCCGCTACGTTAGCAAAAGCGTCTGCTAAAGGCTGGCGAACTGTGTCTAGGATGGTTGAGGCTGGCATTACTGCACCATAGAATCAGTGTCAATATAAGCGCCTAGGAGGCCTGAAACGCGGTTAAAAAGGCTGCGTCCTAAACGATATGGGCTTACGTTTGTAAAGTCTACGCCTTCGATTTGTCCGCCTGGAGCGATGCGAGACTGGAAAACTTCAACTGATACTGCTAAAACTGCTGACTCTACTGCGCTTACGCCTACATAAGTTGAAGCGCCAGAAAGAGTTGCCAAGCCTGAAGGGATGACTTGCTTAGAAGCAATATCTGCGTTAGTAATTGCTACAGTGAAAAGGTCGTCATAAGAATCTGAGATTGTAAAAGTTCCGTTAAATGGGGAGCCGCATCCTGTGATGACTACGCTCTGACCCGCTGAGAAGTCGTTTTGTCCGACTGTTTTATAAATAGCCACATTGGCTTCTAGTTCTACTGCATCGATTGAATTGGCATACTTAACCAGCATAGGCAAAATTACTGCCTCAGCAGTGTCAATTACGTCTGTTAAATATGCGTCGTTATAAAGGGATGTAGAGACACCAAGGATAGACCTTAGTTCTGCAACTGTAACGATTGAAGCCATCTCTACATCCTCTCTATTAAACGACTGGGGGAGCCACCGGGAGCAGCAGCCCCCCCATGATTAGTTATTTACTATGCAACCATGTAACGGTATGCGCCAGCGCCAATCTTTGTGGCGATTGCACCGTAACCGTAGTATCCAACCTGAACCTGACCTGTTGAGATGAGGTTTGTCTGGAGTGATAGGCGTGGTGATTCGTACCATGTGTAAGCATCTGGGTTAACGATAATCATTGAGTTATCGCCTGTACCTGAGAGGTTACGAGCAACGCGAAGGTTGAGACCTAGGAGGTTTCCACGAACTGCTGTCGCTGTAAGTGTTCCGCCCGCGTTCTGTGGGTTGATTGTCTGCTGGAAGATTGGACGATTTGAAGAATCGACCAAGCCCATAAGGACGCCCCACTGTGCTGGAGATACTGCGATGTTTGTAGCGAAGCCGAGAGTGTTCTCGTAGATAGAAACTGCTGCATCTGAAACAAAGTCAGCAGCAAGTGCTCCTGTTGTCAGTGTGCGGTTTCCGCCGTCTGTTCCGCCTGCGATGAGTGCTGAACCGACTGCTGCATCTGTTGCCTTTGCGTATGCGTATTCCATCTGGCGTACGAGTTCTGCAAAGAAAGCAGGTGATGAACGGTCTAGAAGTTCAAGTGAGAATGTCTGCTGACCAATATACTTCTTAACATCAACAGTTACGAACGCTGCGTTCTGGTCTGTTTCTGATGGTGTTCCGCCTTCGGTTGCTACTGCAACTGTTGGAGCAACTGTAATCTTAGGAATCTCGAATGACATACCTGCATCTGGAAGAGTTCCTGATGAAATTGAGTCAATCAATGGGCGGTCTGCGTTTGAGATGCCGTTGATAACTTCTGTGAGTTGACGAGTTGGTACAAGACCAGCGTTGTCTGTGGTGTCTGCTGCTGCTGCAACATACATCTTTGATGTGTCGTTGCCAAGTGAGGCGCGGACTGAGTGCTCGAGATAAGAAGCCTTATCAACGATTGGGTTACGAACAGTTGTTGAAATGTAAGGTGCTGTTGCAGCCTTAACTTCAACCTTTGCAGCCTCTACCGTTTCTGCGGCAGGAGCAACTTCTGGAACGGTAGTGTCTGACACTTGTTCTCCTTCATTGGTTGATTGTGTTTCTTCCTGAGTTGTCTCAGAAACTTCGGTTTCTTCTGCCGCTACTTTCGCGACCTCTGCGCCTGGAATTGCGCCGTCTGTAACGAGGCTGACTTCGATTAAGTTGCTTGCGCTGATAGCCATTACGCCGTTGGAGTTATCCCATGACTCGACATCTACCCCCACGCTGAAATCGCTGCGTAATCCAGTTGCGGCTTCTTCGAGAGCATCATTTCCTGCTGTTGTCTTGGCGATTTTGAATTCTGCTGTAATGCCTGCTTCGTCTTGAGAAAATGAAATAAGTTTTCCAAGCGGACGAGTGGTGTCATGCTGTAGAACCAACTTAGTGTTCTTTGACATGGTAATAGAGTCAGGCTTAAACATTGTGCGGCCTGCTGAGGTGTTACCTTCAGCGTTCCATGAAACGATGCGACCTGCGATAATGCGGGACTCTGCATCTGCTGCTGTAATAGCAACCGGCATAGTTATCTTCATGCGTTCTCCTTGTTATCAATAAGGTCTTCTTCTTCTTGAATCTGCTCAACGCTCATAGCGCCAATTCGATTAAGAATTTCATATACTTGAGCGCGAGCAAGTGCGTCTGAACGCAAGAACTCGTCTAGTGAGAAACGAATCTCTCCAGTTGACGGGCAGAAGTCCGGCATAGATAAACGCTGTTCAATAGCAGCAAGAATTGGCTTCATGGAGAAGTCGATAAGTGAGCGACGCTCTGAAACCGAGTTGCTGTAAGTCATGCTAGTAGTTTCAGCACTAACGAAATATGCAGGAAGGTTGCAGGCGCGGGCTAACTCGAGCGCAACATATTGACGAGCCTCGTTCAGTTGCAATTTGGCTGGGTCTATACCTAACGCCTGCAATTCGACATCCGCGTTAAGAAACGCAGTAGATTTAGTAAGGCGAGCAGTTCTCCATGACTCAAGAAGTTTAGAGATGCGTTCTGCTGGAAGGTTTGTGCCGTTAGACTTTAGAACTTGTAGAGGTACTGGTTCCTTAGCAAAAGTTTCTGCTGCTTGCTCAAGTGCATGAGCGGCGCGGATTGTGCGGCCTGCTCGGTTAAGTAATCCTTCATCAAGTCCGTAGAAAACGACTAACGAACCTACGCCCTGAGTTGGAACTACTGAGCCGTCTACTTGGTATCCGACAATTTCAGTCTGAAGATTATTTAACTTGGGTGTTACGCGGTCTGGCGCAATGCGAGTCCATGCGCGAACTCTTCCCGTGTCACCATATTGCTCGAGGACTTGGCCATACCCGACACCATGGAAGAGGAGGTCTTCCGCAAGCCAGGCGTAAATAGCAGAACCAGGAACGCGTGGGTCTGGCTGATTGATTACTCCTGGAGTAGTCATGTGCGAGCCATTTACTTTTGAATACTGCTCTAATGGCAAAGCAGCCAAAGTTGAGCAGATGATATTGCGAGCGCGGGCAATAGTTGGAACTGCCATAGCCTGCTGGCGTGTTGCTACTGACTGAGTGAAAACGAAAGGATTAAATGAAGCCGTATTATTAAACGGCGCAGGAGCAGAAGCGGCGTCGACTGTAACCTCGACTGCTGGCTTAGATGTTGTGAAGATGTCCCGGATTCCCATTGGACATATTATACGCTATTGTCTAGACATTATCCTATCTGAATGTCTACTTCTGATTCGCCGCGTGTCGCGAAGTGAGTAACCATCGCTGCGGCCACTGCACCGCAGACTATACCCGAAGCCTTACGGCCCATTACCCAGCCTCCATCGCCTCGAGTTAATTTAACGGCGCTAAGAACTTGCTTGGTTAATTCTTCTTGGTCCGAATGTGCAAGACGAAGACTAGAAACCGCAGAAACGAATTCGTCGCAGGATTGTTGATATTCCTGACCCGTAATTTCGTGCATAGGGATTCCGGCGGGTAATAAACGCGCCGCAACTGCTGAGGCCGTGGACTTGGAGTAAGCAACCGCGTTAACCGGGAACTTACGAACCCAGTAAGCAATATCGTTAGCCATTTCCTTATCGTCTAGGTTAACTGGGTTAAACCAAGTATGAAGAAGGCTAACCATAAACTTATCTTGGCTGATTCTCTGACCCGCAACCAGGGAAGCGTGTTTTCTGTCTGGGCTTAGGTCTATTGCCATCCAGGTGTCCTGCTCGACGTTTAACTGAGGTAAATCATCGACCTTACACTTCTTCCATTCGGCCTCAGAGATAACTGGATTAATCATGCTTACGAACTGGCAAAGAATTTCGGTCCTAAAGATATCTTCACGGTCTGTAAGGCTGTCCTTAATGTTATCTTCATGGACTGTATAGCCGAGGGACGGGTTACTCTGATACCAAGCCTCTTTATCGGTTATATCCGCACCCGGCTCGGCGCTCCACTCGAACCAACCAATAGAATCGTCCGCACCTTCAGCCGCAGCCATGCCACGTTCCCTAAACTTATGAAGCAGGACCGAGTTAGCGTGGCCTGCGTTGGAATAGACATAAGCCTGCGGGTTTGGATTACTCATCTGGGTAAAGCGCATAGATGACCAGACATCTTCAGTATCGAACTCACGAAGTTCGTCAATATGGATTACATCCGGCGCTGCGATACCGCGAGCGGCAGAGTTTCCGGCTCTGATTAGATATCGAGCCTTATTCTTAAACCTAATCTCCTGGGAACCCTTGGACTCGTACTTCTTGGCGAAGTTATCCAGGAGTAATTGAGAATCCTCAATAATCTGACTGACCTTATAAAAGATTTCGCTTGAAGTAGTCAACTTATGGGCTGTTGCCAAGTGCATTTTCTCGCCTAGGACATAGATTCCAAAGAGGATACGAAGCGCCATGAACGTAGATTTACCCTGCTGGCGAGGAAGCATGATGCCAATTAGAGGGTGTAACCAGCGCCCATCTTCCTTATATCGTAAGCAGTCTCGGGCTAGTTCCTGTTGCCATGGGAGCAAAGGAAAGCCGATATCTTCGCAGAATTGAATCATTTCATCGCCTCTAGTGGGCAAAGTCGAAGGCTTAGACCTGATTCTAGGGGTTTGTGACCCATAACGAGGTTCTGTTACCCCTACCTCAGCCGTTTGCAGCCCTTCTAAGCCGTTTTGAGCCGTCATGACTGTTCCTGGTCCTGTTCGAGCCGATAGTGGCTTATTGAGGCGTTTTC